CGTTGAAAAGCGGGCGGATTGTGATCTGCCGGACGTGCGGGGCGGCGGCCCGGGAGTTCGGGCTGTACCGCTGGGACGAAAAGGCTACCGGCGGCGATAAGCCCATCAAGGAGAACGATCACGCCATGGACGATGTCCGCTATTTTGTCCACCGCATTTTTGCGCCGGACATTTTCAGTTTTTAGGGGGTGCAATTATGCAAACCGTGGATATTCTGGGGACGCGGTACACCATCGCTGTCAAGAGATACGACGAGGACGAGGTTTTTTCGCGCCGGTCCATTGACGGCTATTGCGACAGCTGGACAAAGGAAATCGTTGTTTGCGATATGGCGACCTATAAGGGCTGGGAGCATGAGCAGCCCGGCACCGTGGCGGCGGCGCAAAAAGAAACGCTCCGGCATGAGATCGTCCATGCCTTTTTCAACGAGAGCGGCCTGGCGGACAGCTCCAGCACCGTGGAGGGGGCCTGGGCCAAGAACGAGGAAATGGTGGACTGGATTGCGCTGCAAGGTCCCAAATTGTGCGCCGCCTGGAAAGAGGCGGGGTGCCTGTGAGGTGAGCGGCTATGGTAATTTTGAATTTGCGGGATGATTGCGTGGCCCGGACGGCCACCAACTTCCGCCGGGGCATGACTGACAAGCGGTTCCTGGAGCTGGAGATCACCGCCTGGCTGGCCTCCCCGGAACGCAAGCGGCAAATCAACGGGGAGCTGTACTACGACGGGAAGCAGGCGGTCTTGGGCCGGAAGCGCATGGCCCTGGACGACGACGGCAAGCTGAAGGAGCTGAAGCACCTCCCCAACAACCGCATGGTCAACAATCAGTATGCCAAGATGGTGGACCAAAAGACCAACTACTCCTTCGGACGCCCGATTTCCTTCGATACGGAGAACGAGCAGTATGCCCAGGCGCTGAACGACGTCCTGGGCGCTCGGTTCCGGCGGCTGCTCCGGGCCGTGGGCGAGGGGGCGTGGGTCGGCGGTAAGAGCTGGGTGTATCCGTACTATGAGGCCGGGGAGCTGGCCTTTAAGCGGTTCCCGGCGGATGAAGTGTTGCCGTTCTGGGCCGACGCCGACCATACGATCCTGGACGCTGCGGTCCATGTCTACATGGTCCAGGAGTACGACGAAACGGAGCAGGCCAAGGAAGTGGTCAAGGTCGAGGTCATGCACGGGGGCGGGGTGGATTGCTTCATCCGCAAGGACGACGGCACCCTGATCCCGGACGACTACGCCCGCTCCGGCCCCTACATCACCGAAACGGACGAGGGCAGCGGGGAGGCCAAGACCTACAACTGGGAGCGCATCCCCCTGGTCTGCTTCAAAAGCTCCCACCATGAGCTGCCGCTGCTGTCCAGGGTGAAGTGCCTCCAGGACGCCTACAACGACGTCCTCTCCAATTTTGCCAATCAGATGGAGGAGGACGTACACAGCACCATCCTGGTTATTCGGAACTATGACGGGGAGGACCTGGGCCGGTTCCGTCACAACCTGGCCACCTATGGGGCCATCAAAGTGCGGTCCTATGAAAACACGGAGGGCGGGGTGGACACCCTGACGCTGGAGGTCAACGCGGAGAACTTCAAAACGCTGCTGGCCTTGCTGAAGGACGCCATCATAGAAAACGCCCGTGGCTATGACGCCAAGGACGAGCGCATGAGCGGCAACCCCAATCAGATGAACATTCAGTCCATGTACTCCGACATCGACCTGGACGCCAACGGCATCGAAACCGAGTTCCAGGCCGCCTTTGAGGAATTGCTGTGGTTCGTCAACAAGCACCTGGCCAACACGGGCAAGGGCAGCTTCGAGGGCACCGAGGTCAAAATCATTTTTGACCGGGACGTGCTGATCAACGAAACCGAGGCCATCAACAACTGCAAGGCGTCGGTGGGTATCCTCTCCAATGAAACCATCGTGAAAATGCACCCCTGGGTCACAGACCCGGAGGAGGAGCTGAAACGGCTGAAGGAGGAAAAGGAGGAGGAGGCCGCCGCCGATCCATACCGGGCCGCCTTTGAGGCCACCCGTGGAACAGGCGGAGCGCCCGGCAAGGGTACACCGCCCGTGAAGGACGGTGAGGGCGATGGCAAGGCAGAATAACCCCGCCTACTGGTCCCAGCGCATGAAGCTGATGGAGGATGCGCTGAAAGACCGCTCGTTTTCCTATGTGGAGAACATGGAGCGCCAATTTATGGCCGCCCAGGCGGAGGTGGAGCGCCAGATCGCCGTATGGTATCAGCGGTTCGCCGCCAACAATCAAATCTCCCTGGCCGACGCCAAACGGCTGTTGACCGCCGGGGAGCTGGCAGAGTTCCGCTGGACCGTGGGCGAGTATATCGCCTATGGTCAGCAGAACGCCATAGACGGGGCCTGGATGCGCCAGCTGGAGAACGCCAGCGCAAGGGTCCACGTTTCCCGTCTGGAGGCCATCAAGCTCCAAATCCAGCAGCAGGCCGAGGCGCTATACTCCAATCAGCTGGACCTTGTGGACGCCGCCGCCCGTGAAATGTACCTGGGCAGCTACTACGGCACCGCCTTTGAGCTTCAGCGGGGCCTTGGGGTGGGCTGGACCATGCAGGCCATCAACGAGGCGACGATTGCAAAGGTCCTCTCCAGGCCCTGGACGGTGGACAATAAGACCTTCCGGGACCGCTGCTGGACCAACAAGCAAGCCCTGGTGAACAGCGTCAACACCCAGCTCACGCAGATGATCATACGGGGCGAGGCCCCGGACAAGGCCATCGCCGCCATTTCCCATCAGTTCAAGGTGGGCCGGGATAAGGCGGGCCGCCTGATCATGACGGAGGCCGCCGCCTTCTCCAGCGCCGCCCAAAAGGACAGCTTCACGGAGCTGGGGGTGGAGCGGTTCAAGGTCGTGGCCACCTTCGACAAGGACACCTGCGACATATGCGGGGCTATGGACGGCCAGGTTTTCAAAATGTCGGAGTATCAGGTGGGCCTCACCGCTCCGCCGTTCCATCCCTGGTGCCGGTGCTGCACCTGTCCCTACTACGCCGACATGGCGGACCTGGGGGAACGCTGGACCCGTAACCCGGACGGCACCACCGCCAAGGTGCCCGCCGATATGGGCTTCGACGAGTGGCGTCAGAAGTTCGTTCAGGGGGCGGGGCCGGGTTTGACACCGCCCCAGGCCGGTGGTACAATACCAGCACCAGCCCCGGCACCCACCCCGGAGCAGCAGCATTTTTCCACCGCCGTCCGGGGTATGCCCGGCATGACCCAGGACTACGGCGACGCTCTGGAGGCCCGTTTCGCTACCGGCACCCAGGCAGGGCAAAGCGCCTTTGCAAAGCACGTCCCGGCTGGTTCCGTGGCGGATGGGGCGCACAGCGGGACGGCCTATTTTAGTTCCCTGAAGCAAAAGGTGTATATGAACTTTGCCGACGACCTGACCAACGTCCGGGGAGCCGGGGCCACGTTCTTCCACGAACACGGCCATTTTATCGACTTCATGTCCTGCGCCGGGACCGGCTGGACCTCTCTCCAGACCCCGGCCTTCGGGGATGCGCTGCGGGCTGACTTCGATGCCTATATCAAGGGCATTATGAAGCAGCAGAAAATCACGAAAACGGCGGCCTACTCGGTGATCTCCAAGGAGGTCACGCCGGATCAGTACAGCGCCATTTCTGACCTGATGGGCGGGCTGTCCCGCAACAAGGCCCGTGGTAACTGGGGCCATCCCACAAAATACTGGAATGGCTACGGGGCGCTGGAGCTGGAGGCGTTTGCTCATATGTACGAGGCGCAGTTCAACCCGGCCCGGTATGCCCTGATGCAGAAGTATTTCCCCAGCGCCCTGACTGAATTTGAAAACCTGTTGAATGGGGTGATTTGATGCGATACCAAGATTTTAGAGCGGACGAGAGACTGACAGCTGCCGCTGCCGTTTACACGGCCCAGCACGGCGGCGGCTTCTACGGCGGGGAGCCGGACGGCGGCCTGGTGTATGAGCTGGAGGACGGCGAGGCGGCCTATATCCCCCCGGAGGGGGCGGACGTCGCCCAGGTGCTCCGGGACCTCCGAAGCGGCAAACCGCTCTCGGAGCTGTGGTCGGAGCTGGAGTATGACCCGGACAACGCATACTGATGATTAGAGCATCGTGCAGGCGCACGGTGCTTTTTTCATACCCAAAACTACCGCTGGCCCGGCGGATAAAAATGGGGCCGCTGCCATACGGGGACAGGCCCGACAAAAAGGACGGCAGCAGGAAGGAGTCAGACATGAAATTGCAGTGGATCAAAGACATCCTGGGGGACGCCTACACGGAGGAGCTGGACGCCAAGGTTAGCGCCGCCCTGGGGGAGCGGTTTGTTTCCCGCTCCGACTTCAATGCGAAAAACAGCCGCGTCACCGAGCTGGAAACCCAGGTGGGCCAGCTGGAGGAGCAGGCCAAGACCCACGCCACGTCGCTGGCCGATCTGAAAAAGCTCACCGGCGACAACGAGGCCCTGACCAAGAAGATCGGGGAGCTGGAGGAGCAGGCCAAGACCGACAAGGCCGCCTATGAGAAGGAGCTGGCCCAGGTCAAGCTCGTGGCCGCCGTGGACGCCGAGCTGACCGCCGCCGGGTCCAAGAACAACACCGCCGTGCGGGCCGTTCTGGCCGACTTCCTGGCGGGGGCCAAGATCGTGGACGGCAAGGTCACCGGCAAGGTGAACGGCGAGAGCGTCACCCTGGCTGCCCGGATCGAGGCGATGAAGAAGGACACGTCCACCGACTTCATGTTCGGTTCCGTACAGCGGGAGGGCTGGAAGCCCGGCGAGGGCGGCGACGGCGGCAAGCCTGCGGGCGGCAAGAAGCCCTCCGAGATGTCCTATGCCGAGCTGGCCGAATACCTGGCCGCCAACCCCGACGCTAACCTGGATTGAGAGGTGCGTCATGAGTAAAAACGTCGTAACCCCCAAAAGCGTGTCCTTTGAGGACGCGCTGCGGAACCTGGCCAGTCGGCTGACCGGCCAGCCCGCCGCCAAGCTGCCCCGCACCCAGGAGGGTATCGTGCAGTTCATGGCGGAGAACGTCCCCAGCTTCGACGAGATGGCGGAGGCCATCACCATGGAGGTCTTTGCCCGGCTTGTCAAAACCGAGGCGGAGAACCCCGGCAGCGTCGTGCAGCAGGAGGACCCCGACAAGGCCGCTCAGGAGGCCCACGACGCCCCCGGCACTTCTGGGGGTACGTCTACCCCTGGAGAGGCGGAGGAAGCCAACACGGAGGCCCCTGTTGCCGACGGCAAGCCCAAACGCGGGTCTAAACCCAAGACCCAGAAATAAGAAAGGACGATGAACAATGCCTAACGCGAAATTCGATGCAAAGAGCTTCAACCCCCAGGCGTTCAAGTACCGGGCGGACAGAGTGCCCCGTGTCCGCCTGAACGAGATGCGGAAGTCCCGCATCCTGGCCGGGAACCCGGATATCCGCGCCGTGTTCACCACCCAGGACGGCACCGGCTACGCCCGGATCGCCATGCGTGGCCTGCTGGACGGCGACGCCGTGAACTACGACGGCCAGACCGACATCACCGCCACCAGCACCAAGACCTTCGAGCAGGGTGTGGTGGTCGTTGGCCGGGCCAAGGCGTGGGTGGAGAAGGATTTCTCCCACGACATCACCGGCGGGATCGACTTCATGGATAACGTGGCCGCCCAGGTGGCGGAATACTGGCAGGACGTGGACCAGGATACTCTCCTGGCAGTCCTCCGGGGCGTGTTCTCCATGACCAGCACCAAGGGCGCGGAGTTCGTCAAGAAGCATACCTTCACCGTGGACGGCCCCATGGAGGCCACCACCCTCAACAGCGCCACCGCCCAGGCGTGTGGGGACCGCAAGAAGAAGTTCGCCATGATCTTCATGCACTCCGCCGTGGCCACCAACCTGGAGAACCTGAACCTCCTGACGGCGCTGAAGTACACCGACAAGGAGGGCGTCACCCGTGACCTGACCCTCTACACCTGGAACGGCAAGCTGGTGATCACCGACGACGGGATGCCCACCGAACAGGGGGAGGACGGGACGGTCACTTACACCAGCTATGCGCTGGGCGAGGGCGCTATCGAGTACGAGGACATCGGGGTCAAGGTGCCCTATGAAATGGCCCGCGATCCCAAGACCAACGGCGGCCAGGATCCCCTCTACCCCCGCCAGCGGAAAGTGTTCTCCCCCAAGGGTATCTCCTACGAGAAGAAGATACAGGCCAGCCTCTCCCCCACCGACGCGGAGCTGGAGAACGGCCAGAACTGGGACCTGGTTCACTCCGGGGAGGCCACGGAGGCGGAGCGGTCCTACATCGCGGACAAGGTGATCGCCATTTGCCGCATCAAGTCCAAGGGTTAAGGTGAGCGCCGTGGAGGTATACGAGGCCGTGGTGCCCCGGCTGGCCATGCTGGGGTACAGCGCCACCGAGGCCGACAAGCCCGCCCTGGAATACCTGATTGCCAAGTGCCGGGTGGAGCTGCTGACGAATATCAACCACAAGGAAGTGCCGGAGGGCCTTTTCTACACGCTGGTGGATATGGTGGCCGGGTCTTTCCTCCATGAGAAGCTGGCCGCCGGTGGGCTGGAGATCGAGGGCCTGGACTTCGACCAGCCCGCCAAGAGTATCACCCAAGGGGACATCAAGGTTGACTTTGCCGGGGCCAGCGACGGGGTGGGCAGCGCCGAGGCGCGGTTCCGCTCCCAGCTGGACGCCATGACGCACCCCCCGGAGAGCGTCCTTGGGGCGTTCAGGAGGCTGCGATGGTAATACCGAAGGGCTACAAAAAGGCGATCCAAAGCCTGTGGGACGGCAGAGCCACCATCACCGTGCGGGAGGGTGTGCTTGACGAGCGCACGGGCCGCACAGAACCTGTGGAGCGTGTCACGGCCTCGGAGCTTCCCTGCCGTGTCTCCTTCGCCACCGTCAAAAGTACGGAGCCGGACGAGGAGGCCGCCAGGGTGGCCCAGACCGTGACGCTCTATATTGACCCCTCCGTGGTGATCCCGGAGGGGTCGAAAATTACCGTCACCCAAAACCAGGTGACAACCGACTACGAGCGAAGCGGCAAGGCGGCGGTCTACACCGACCACCAGGAGGTGCCGCTGGAGCTGTGGGAGGGGTGGGCCTGATGGCAAAACGCTGGGGGAGCTGTGATTACAAGCAGCTCCAAAAGCTCCGGCAAAACCTCGCCAAGCTCCAGGAGGTAGACATGGACCGCTTTTGCCGGGAGGTATCCAAGGAGCTGGCCGCCCGGCTGCTGGCCCTGGTGATCCCCCGGACGCCGGTGGGGCAATACCCCAAGGCCAGCGGCAAAAAGGGCGGCACCCTGCGCCGAGGCTGGACCGCCGGAAGCCGGGACGCCAAAGCCTACGCCCAGGCCCTGCCCATCGACAGGCAAGGCAGCACCTACACCGTCGAGGTGATCAACCCCGTGCAGTATGCCAGCTATGTGGAGTTCGGACACCGCACCAGGGGCGGCAAGGGCTGGGTGGATGGCCAGTATTTCCTCACCCTCTCCGAACAGGACCTGCGGGGCCTGGCCCCCGGCCTGATCGAGAAGAAGCTGGAGAAGCGGCTGCGGGAGGTTTTCAATGTCTGAGATCAGTTTCAACAGTATCCGGGACGGGGTAAGCCTTGCGCTTCATACCGCGTTCCCGGCCCCCGCTGAAATCCACGGGGGCAACGTCAAGCAGGGGCTAAAGGCCGGCGACTTCAACGTGGTCATGCCCGGCGCTGGGCACCGGCTGGAGGTGGGGCGGTGGTACAAACGGACCCCCACCGTGGACGTGATCTACTACCCCCGCAAGGACAGTGCCGAGTGCTACGCCGTGGCGGATAAGCTGACCGCCGTCCTGGAGAGCATCACGACCCCGGAGGGGGTTGTGGTCCACGCTACCGGCTGCACATGGAACGTCACCGACGGGGTACTTCATGTGCTGGTGGCCTACGACCACCACGTCTATAAACCCCGTGAGGAAATCATGATGGAAACCCTAAAAATTGATCAGAGAGGATGAACAACATGGCTAAAACGACACCGGCGGCGGATACCCCCGCCGAGAAGAAGGAGACGGCCCCCACCTTCACCCGTGACCAGCTGGCCGCCTCCAAGCGGTACGCCACCCGGAGGGATCTGGTAAATGTTCTGCTGGAGGACGGCAAGCAGTACACGCTGGCCGAGGTGGACGAGAAGATCGAGGCGTTCAAGAAAGGCAAGGTGAGATAAATGGCACTGGGCGGCGGCACCTGGCTGGTCCAAAACAAGGTCCTGCCGGGCAGCTATATCAACTTCTCCAGCATCGCCAAGGCGTCCGCCACGCTGTCCGACAGAGGATACGCGGCGGCCCCCTTCGTCCTGAGCTGGGGACCCGAAAACGAGGTTTTCGCTGTCACCTCCGGGGAGTTCCAGAAGAACAGCAAGGCCATCTTCGGCTATTCCTACGACCACCCCAAGATGTGGGCGCTGCGGGAGATTTTCCTCCACGCCACCACCGTGTACTGCTACCGGCTGGGGCTGGGGGCCATCAAGGCCACCAATGCCCACGCCTCCGCCAAGTATCCGGGAGTGCGGGGCAACGACATTTCTATCGTCATCGCCGCCAACGTGGACGACCCGGCCCTGTGGGACGTCAGCACCGTCCTGGACGGGATCAAGGTGGACACGCAGACGGTGGCCACGGTGGAGGACCTGGCCCCCAATGACTATGTCGTGTTCAATACCAAGACGGAGCTGAAGGCTACGGCTGGGATGCCCTTGCAGGGCGGAGCCGACGCCGAGGGCGTCACGGGGGACAGCCACCAGGCGTTCCTCGACAAGATCGAGCCGTATGCGTTCAACGCTATGTGCTGCCCGGCGGCGGACCCCACCATCGTCAAGCTGTATGCCACCTATACGGAGCGGATGCGGGACGAGGTGGGCGCAAAGTTCCAGCTGGTGGCCTGGCAGCCCTCCACCGTGGACTATGAGGGCGTGATTGGCGTCTGGAACACGGCCACCCACCCCACCATCAAGGACATGGAGGAACACGCCGTTGTGTACTGGGCCACCGGCGCTCAGGCTGGCGTGGCCGTCAACAAGTCCCTGACCAACGCCAAGTATGACGGGGAGCTGGTCCTGAATACGGACTATAAGCAGCCGGAGCTGACGGCGGCCCTCAAGGCTGGCAAGTTCATGTTCCATAACGTGAACGGCCTGACCCGTGTCCTGGAGGACATCAACACCCTGCTCACCCTCTCCGACACCAAGGGAGAGGTTTTCCAGAGCAATCAAACCATGCGGGTCTGTGATCAGATCGCCAACGACGTGGCGG